GGGGGAGCCTATTACTACACCTCGGGTGCCGGAATCTCGGTCAGTGCTTCTACCTTCTATACGGTCAGTGTGTATATCTACAATCCCTCCGATGATGCGCGATTGTCCATCTGGAATAACAGCTCCATAGAACTAGGGAATCTCCAGATACTTTCATCGGCCCAATGGAAGCGGGTGGAAAAGACCATCACTACAGGTACTTCTACAACCATCCATGTGCGGATAACAAACGACAACAGCGCGGTTACTCAACTCCTCTATGTGGATGGTCTTCAGGTAGAACAGAAGACTGCTGCTACTACCTATTGCGATGGAGACGAAGAGGGCTGTTCCTGGGACGGGGTATTTCATGGAAGCACATCTCAGAGAGAAGCCTTTGGATTAGGGGGGGCGATCAAGACATTCTCTAGCGTACATGCTTCTTTGACCGATCTGGATTTCACCGGGATGGGAATGCCGCCGGTCATTATCAATCAGCAACCTTTCGCGAAACTTCCTGGATCGGTCTATGAAGATACTCAGGTTAGAGGGCGGGTAGCTAATCTGATGATTCAGATTGGGGGAAGTGCGACCCTCAACAATTGGAATGAGGTAAGACAAGCTCTCTTGGATGTGGTGAAACTGGATAGGATTTCCTCACCGATTCCTTTCAGGCTCCAATATACCGCTTCTACGAATACCTCTTACGCCGACTTCCTCTATGAGGGGGGATTGGAAGGCGGCGACAGAATGGGCTTTACAGAAACAGTCGGATTGCGTTTGTTCGCTCCTGATCCTTACTGGTATGAGGACAGACAACAAGTAGCAGTCATTGATTACGTCAGTAACCCGAATTGGAATCGTTTCATTCGTAGAAAAGACGGAGAATGGGGATTTCCTACGGGGACGGGAGCTAATGACTACGTGCGTGCGATTGACATTTCCCCCAGCGGGATGGTTTATCTGGGTGGAGCTTTTACCGACTTCGCAGGCGTGAGCAATACGAAACGGGTAGCGTCTCTGGTCAATGATAGCATCACTGCTTTGGGAGCTGGCATTGACAATGGCGAGGTGCGTGCGATTGCAGTAGGACCTGATGAGACTGCATATATCGTGGGGACATTCACCGCGGTAGATAATGGGACCTCGGCTAGTAGGGCAGTGTCTTATACGACGGCGGGCGGTTATGCGACGATGGGGACTGGTCTCAATGGGACGGCCAGGTCAGTTGCGGTCGGAATAGACGGGACGGTTTATGTCGGAGGGGATTTCACGTCTCCAGCTACGAGAATTGCTAAGTGGAATGGGAGTGCCTGGTCGTCTGTAGGGACTGGGGCAAATGATAACGTCCGTGCTTTAGCTATTGCCCCCGATGGGAACTTGTTCCTCGGGGGGGCTTTCACGAACTTCGCTGGAGTCGCCACAAATCGGGTGGCGAAGTGGAATGTCACTACAAGTGCAGCAAGCGCCGTAGGAGGGAACAGTCAACTGAATGGTGCCTGTGATGTCTTAGCTTTTGCCCCAGATGGAAAGCTCTATGCTGGAGGAGCATTTACTACCGCCTCAGGGAATACAGTCAATAGGATCGCAGTCTGGGGTGGATCGGATTGGCTACCAATGGAGAGCGGCGTATCTGATACCGTCTACTCTATGGTCTGGACTCAAGGACAGCTTTGGTTTGGTGGGGCTTTTCTTACTGCGACGAGCGGATTAGCCATGTCCAATCTTGGGATCTGGAATGGCTCCACATTCGTAAAGACAGACATTGATCTACCCAATACTGGCTTTGGAGGGACCAATCCCCTCGTACTTGCTTTGGGCAGTATAGGAAAGACTATCTATGCGGGTCACTACGGAACAGGAGCAGCGGAAGCGGCAGATAAGACCACCGTTAGTAATCTGGGAAGTGCTTCAGCATATCCCATTGCTACTTTTTCTGGACCAGGAACACTCGTCTGGCTAGAGAATTACACTAGCGGCGATAAGCTGTATTTCGATCTTGAAGCCCAGGACGGAGAAGATATCGAGATTGATTTCCGCCCTCAGAAGAAATCAATCACAAGCAACTGGAGGCAGTATTCTCTACAACCAAAACGAGGATCGGACTTCGGGACATTCCGGCTCTTACCAGGAAGCAACGACATCATAGCCTACATTACTGGAGGAAGTGGGAACACTGCCTTGCATTTCCGATGGCAGGTTACTCACTGGTCAATTGATGGCGGGGCATGAGATCTGGCTTGCCCAACCAGATGGCACGCCTATACAAATTCTTGAGAACTATACCTTCCTTCGGTATACGCGGTCGGTCAACGGCATAGGATGGATTGAAGTCCACATGCCGCATGATTTTGATTTCTCCATTCTTGGATTAGATTGTCTGATTGAGATATGGCGATCTCCTCCGGGGGGGGATTTGAAATGGCAGATGACCGGCTTTCTAAGGCGCTGGGGAGCTGAAACTATTAGAAGCCAAACTCATGTCTTTTTGGAAGGGCCAGGACAGAACCACATCATTGATAATAGGATCGTAGCCTATCTGGGCGATCAAGCTGAAACCGAGAAATCCGGGGCAGCAGATGATGTGATGAAGGCAGTAGTTCGAGAGAATGTAGCCCCTAATTCCGGGAACGATCCTTATGGACGTTCAAGAGTACAAGTCAATTTCACTGTAGCCGCAGATGCAACTGCAGGGCCTACCTATTCAGGCGATTTCCCCTGGCAAGCTCTTCCTGATGTTCTACGGGAAATATCGGAACAGGCCCATGCAAAAGGAACGCCTGTCTATTGGGACATAATTCAAATGTCTCCTGGTAATTTCCAGTTCAGGACCTTCGTCAATCAGAGAGGAATTGATCGGACCATAGATCCGGTTGCGCTAACCTTTGGACAGGAATTCGGGAACATGACTGATCCAAGGTGGGAAGAGGACTGGACGGAAGAAAGAAATATCATCTATGGTGGAGGACAAGGGGAGGGACAGAACAGAGTGATTGATCCCGAGAAAGACGTTGGGAGAACCTTCAGGACGATCTGGAATCGACGAGAAGGCTTTCAGGATGCACGGGGAGAGAAGACCGTCCTTGGTGTAGCCAAGAAAGCCTTTGCACGCCTCGTAGAAAGCAAGCCTCGTAGACGCCTAAGCGGGAGACTTCTATCCGTACCGGGAAGTCTCTATGATGTGCATTGGGGTTTCGGAGATAGAGTTCCTGCAACTGCATTCGGATTTCAGTTTGAGGGATTTGTTCAGTCGGTGACGATTACACTTCGGGGAAAGGAACGCGAGGAAATCGACGCCCGGATTGAGGCTGAATATGTCAATCTCGGATAAAGACCTCCGAAGAATGATTGAGTTCATGGACAATCATGAAATTCGCCTGAGGAGACTTGAGACCCAGGAAATCGGGGTGGGGGTTTTAGGTGCTGGGATGACCTTGATTGAGGAAATAACCCCCACTGGAACGAATCTTACGTTTGAGGTCCCAGACACCTATCGTCATCTTCAACTGCGCTGGCTGGCTCAGTGCGACAGTTCACAATTGGGAGTAGCTTTGAAATTACAGTTCAACAACGACACCACATCCGGGAATTACAACTTCACCGGTCATACGATACTCAAAGCAGATCCAATTGATCCACCTTCAGACATTCATGACATCTATGGTTCTTCCAACAATATGTTTCCCTTAGACGGTGTTCCCGGATCGGCTCATGCTGAAATCGGTGATGATGAATTCGGAATGGGCATCGTAGATATCAATTACTACACCATGAGCACTTGGAAGGATATCTATTTCAGGGGAGTCCGTTATGATCCGACCGACGATCTTGACAATGTCAGGGTGAACATAGTCGGTGGAAGATGGAAAGGAATATCGGCCATCGATACTATCTATCTGATCACTCTCGATGCAACTAACTTCAATTCACCCAGTGCTTTCTCTCTCTATGGGATTGCCTGATGAGAGCCTCCCCCAAGGATATTACCTAATGCCCTGGCCCTCTCTTGACCAGAACGAACGCTGGGTTGACTGGAGCTGGTATCAAAATGACGGGACAACCCAACATAAGCCTTTCGACGTAGATGTCTTCTGTCGAAATCATCCCGAGGTGGACGGTGCTATCATCCGGGCAGTGTGGCCGGACGGAAGCACAGACCAGCACTATGCTCACTACTACGACGGCTTCCTGCGGAACGGAAAGAAGGTAGCGGCCTATCTATGGCCCAATCCCCAGAAGACAATAGCCAACATGGTGAAGGACTGGAACACTGCCCTCTCGGGGAGGCTTCCCAAACTACTGGGATACGATTGGGAGGAAGCGTCCACGTTCTTGGGGAAGTCGAATACGCAACTGACCTCTCTGATGCAAAGTCTGTGGGCTGCACTTCCTGGCTTCTACGGGGAACAGACGCATATCTTCTATTCGCGGGGAAGCTGGTTGGATTCCCGCATCACGGTGGGGGAGTGGTTCCACAGTATCAAGTTCTGGCTAGCCAACTATATCTACCCAGATGACAATCCCCCACTGATGGCAACCCACTGGTCCGAGATTGACAAGTTCCTGCCGATTGACAATGGCTTTACTCCAAGAAGAGGGCCAGTCAAGGTGGAGAATGTCGTCGGTTGGCAGTTCTCTTCCTTCGGGAAGATTGTACCCAACGGGACTTCAGACATGGACTACTTTCTCAAGTCATTTGTGGGGCCGATCTATGGGGAGCCTGTTCCCGTGCCTAGTCCCAAAGTACCAATAGAAATCCGAGCATCGCTTGATAAGGTGGACATCAGGATCGTGGACAATGGACCCTAACCTCGCAGCGAATCCTTACTTCCAACTCGGAGTGGTCGGGGCGTTCATGACCTTCTCCCTAACCCTAATTGGGATATTCATCCGACACATCAATAGTAGAGATAGGGACTACCGAGCAGAACGCAATGAGATGGCGGAGAACTGGCAGGCGTTCTTCAAGGCGGAGAGGGATGTCCGCGTAGAGGGCTCCCAGTCTCTATCCCAGGCCATGTCCAGGATCACCGTTGCACAGCAAGAAAACACCCAGGAGTTGAAGAACCTGGCTATCCTACTGATCCGTCATGATGAGGCAAGTCGAGCCGCGATTGGTAAAGTCATGGCCGCGGATGCTATCAGGATGGTTCAAGCGGAGGCGAAGGCAGAATGAATGACGGAGCTAGGTCGGCCTGAAATGCCGACTGCTTCTGGCTCTTGCGCTGGCGCTGAGTCAGACAGCAGCACTCCCCAAATCGTCAGCAACAGAACCTCCAGCGTGGCTCATTCACAAGGTCATGCGCTGGTTGCCATTGATAGAACGGTGGCATCCAGAGTTTCCCGATCTGGACCCCGCATGGGTATTAGCAATCATCGCCCAAGAGAGCCAAGGCTTTCCCTACGTCGAAGGATCGGACGGGGCCAACTCCATAGGTCTCATGCAGATCATCAGTCGTTCATGGACGGGTACGAAGGAACAGTTGAAGAGGCCGGAATACAATACGTTCGTAGGAATGAGGATGCTTCA